ATTCTGAACGTCATTGCTCTTGGACGTGTTGTCAAGAACAAGACTCTCGTAATTTTCAGTACACGCATCCATAACCTGGCAAAACTGATCAAAAGTAGTGAAAACTCCGAAAAATGCCTTGTAAAGATTTTCACGATTCTGCCGAACGTTGTCTCTCAGCACAAAGACGTAATCTACGTTCGTCCGAATCATAGGAGTCATGTCCATGCAGTACTGGGTCGTCATCATGAAGAATATCTTCCAGTGGCGCCCGTTCATAAACAGCTGACGAATACACGAGTCTCTCATAAATGCCCTGTCGTACATGCAGTCATCCATAAGGATGAATACAGGAGAAACCTTCCCGGCTGCTATATTTCTCTTTTGTCTGTCAATAATCTTCTCGATTGCAGACTTGTTGTACTCCCCGTATACAAAGAGGTCGGGTATAAACTGGCGGTAGTGGCCATTGCCCTCCTCAGTACCTGACATTGCTATTCCGGCAGGCAGGTTCTTCTTGTGCCACAAAATGTCAGTCACCAGACTCGTCTTGCCCGTTCCACGCTTCCCTATGAATATGCAAACCTTGTCATCAGCCATGACCCTGGGGTCGAATTTTCGCAACTGAATAGTCATCCTGAGATATCGGCACATATTTATGAACTTGGCGCTACGCGCACTGGTTTCTTTTCCAAGCAATCTAATAGAATGAGTGCAGGAGAGGTACAACTCGCCTCTCTCGGAATGCAAGATGTGTACCTCACAGGAACTCCTCAGATTACATACTTCAAGGGAGTCTACAGAAGACATACCCCCTTTGGAGTTCAATCGTTCAACATTCCTTTTGAAAATCAACAAATCAGCTGGGGAGGCCAGGGAATCTGTCGCGTACCTTTCAAAGGGGACACTATTCAATCGACGACGCTCGCAGTCACTCTGCCCCAACTCTTTCCGTTTTCTACACAATTTCGATGGCGGCAGCCGGCTCAGACCATGTATCCACAACCATATCTTTTTATAAATAACTACACCACATATTCAAATACGAATATAGGAGCCCAAACAAACTTTACGGTTCCTGATCCTTCATGGATCGGTCCTCAGCTTACTAGCTATGGTGTTACATACAGTTCATCAGCCAATAGATTTCAGTTTTCCACAGCAATAACAAAAGTAGGAATACTGTCTGCAGATGTCTCGACTGTGGCAGTTTTTTGGGGACTGGATCCCAACGGATTCTCAAGTATCGGCACTATTAACGGTCAGGCTGCGAAGTTCTGGACTTCTCAGCCGACCTTTACAGTTACTCAGTCTGGCTGGATTCCATATAGCTTATCGGCAACAACAAACGAGGCAAATTCTTTGCTGTACGTGGGGCCTTCGACACTCGGAACTGCAACTCCGGTGGCACCCCTCGCGCCGCCTGGACCTTTCGCGCAGTTTGCAACATCTACCTATATTCAATTTCAAAATTTTTCAAGTGTCATAGGAACGAGTTATTTGATTAAAAATTATTCAGATGGAGGAAATATTCAATTTAACTACGCCGGAATTTATGGTATTTTTCTGACTCCTAGTGGTCTAGGAGCTCCTACGCGCATAGGAATAGGTCATACTTCGTCAGACGGTCACCCCATTTTTGGGTACACATACGACTACGTATATACGTATAACGTTCAGTTTAGCGGTCAGAATCCTCGGGCCCTCCTTCCAATCTTTGTAACAGACCCGAGCCAGTTTTATTTTGTGGAATTTGAAGGAGCATCAGGAACTACATTTTCATCAGACGTGGAAGTTCTAGTCAAAGACATTCTCGAATTCTGGACAGTTGGAACTTCAACTGAAATAGATGGAAATCGGACCATTAACTGGTCAGGTCTTACTCGATCGAGTATAGTTCCTCAATTGATTCCTTCAGCAGACGGGAAAACATTCAAGTTTGGAACAATAGGCCTATACAACATTTACGGATCAATTTCTGTCAATCCGTTAAATACGATAAGTTCGGTGTATCTCGTCAAGTCAGGGCCCGTCATATCCCGCTGGAACAGTCCTCAATCATCGAGCCCGAGCGTAAACTTTACCCTTCCTGTGTCAGTCACGAGCACCGAGGATTCATTTAGTCTAGTTATTTCTTCAAACGATCAGACCGCTCCGACTTCTGCAATCGCTCCGACTTCTTTCAGTCTGGAATATATTGGAAACACCACCATCAACCCCCACCCAAACGATTTTAAACAAAACGGCCTTTTATTGAACCCGTCCTTCACCAACTATCCGACAGCCACATCAAATATAAATATTTTTTCAACTTCAACAGGAAGTTCATATCACGTGGCAGTGACTCCCGGAGGAAACTTATCTTTCAGTAATGTTTCTCAGTACCGTATCAGTTCTTATGTCGAGACGAGTAACGCTTACGTCTCAAACGTGACTATATGGTCGGCCCAAAACGACGCGACATTCTCCGTACCTGGCGGGTCGGCTCTCGTAGCCTCCAGGGACCTCCCTTTAGGTCTTCAGGGCGGATACACGGTCGACCTCATTGTACCCGTTACCGTACCTTCAGGAAACTACTTTCAGATTCGGGTCGGGTTTACAGGCCAGGCCTACACCAATATTACATCAAATACTTACTTTACAGTCGTAGGGATGACGAACGCTGGAATTATACCAAATTATTCATATGTAGATTCTGTCGGGACGTACATGATTCAGAGCGCGGAACTTAAGATTGGCGGACAGTCAATCCAGACACTCACTGGAGAAATGATCGAAATATACAATGATCTTTTTGTTCCACAAGAGAATCAGTCAGGTCTTACCCTCTTGACCGGAAAAAAAGATACTTCGCCCGTCTACAATCCTAGGACATACTATATAAATTTGCCATTCTTCTTCTACGGTTCAGCAGAACTTTCTTTGCCTGTATGTGCTCTTGGACTTCAAGATCTCGAAGTCTGGGTAACCTTCAAGGACTATCAAAGTCTGCTCGGGCCAGGAGTAAAAAATCCGACCCCTCTGTCTGTCATAACTTCATTAATAGTGGATTATGCATATCTGTCTCAGCCGGAAATCGAATGGTTCCAGAAACATAGGCAAGACTATATCATTCGACAGATCCAATACGACACATTTAAATTGTACGGAAGTCTCACGTTTCCTATAGACTTCCTCGGGCCCGTGAGAGAAATGTATTTCGTTATTCAGGACTCGGCAGCCTATCCTTACGTTTATGTAACTGACCAGGCGTTAGGAGTCGACATAACGTTCAACGGAGAGGACTATATCGATTCGAGCACTACTGATTACAACTTTATGAGGTTTATAGGTCCTCTCGAAAAGTACGCACGACAGCCAGACAGAATCCTGCACGTCATTCCTTTGTGCAGACAGCCCCTCAATCCTAGACCGACCGGCTCAGTCAGTATGGACAGAATATATCAAAAAACTATTAAATTTACATTCAGCTCTAAGATTTTCCTCGCGACCAAGACTATTCGGCTCATGGCTGTCGTTCATAACATTCTACGTGTTGAAAACGGACTGGCTGGAATTATGTATCAGTAGTATTAGTAGATGGCTGGGCGACAACTCTTGGCCCAACTTGGACAGCAGGACATCATCTTATCCGGGCAGCCCGAAATTACATTCTTCAAAGAAAACTATGCCGCACAGGGTCTTTACGCCAGCCGAGTCATTGACGTTTCTTTCGTGAACGATCCAACTTTTGGGTCAGACGTAACGACTGAAATTCCCCTCAATGGAGATCTCATGACCTCCATGTATCTTGCTTTCACCTTCAGCACAAGCCCATCGTCCAAATTCAACCCCCGGGCCGGCCTCCTCATGATAAACTTTGTAGACCTTTACTCGGGTACCGAACTTCTGGAGAGACTCTGGGGAGAATACATAGGCCTTCTCAACGAGTGCCAGATTCCGACAGGAAAGCAGTCGGCTCTCGACCCTCTTATAGGACAGACGACCGCCTTCATTCCTTCTACGTATCCCTACAAATTCACCGTCCCTCTCCCTTTCCAGACGCTCAGACACGGGCTGCCCCTCGTTCCAGACATGTATTTCAGAGTTTCATTGAATCCTGTATCCTCTTTTTTACAAGGACCCTTGACTCAGTCTCCACAGATTAACTTTTATACCGAATTTGTCGTCTTGAGCGAGCCTGAAAAGAATTTTATTAAAAATAGAGGAAAGACTTTGTACATAGGAGAAAGTGTAGAACTCGCTGAGTTTCGAGTGACGACCCAGAGCGCCAACGTCCGCTGCGTGACTCAGTTCCTCCACCCAGTAAAAGAACTTTTCTTTACTATCAGGAACAGCTCATCAATCGCCCCGGACTATTGGCTAGACTACTCAAACAAGACTCCTCAGCTTAACTCAATGGCAATGTACTTTGAAGGAATCCGGCGAGTCGATCCCTTGTGGGCCACCAGTATTTACCTCGGTACCACGCAATTCTTGGACTATCACACACGGGTTCCCACGGCCCCTTTCTACATGTATTCCTTTTCGCTCGATCCAGAAAACCCCAGGCCTGCTGGCTCAGTGAATCTAGGAAGAATAAAAAATCAATATTTTGACTTTTTTTTAAATACAGCATCCTCGGACCGCATACTCACTCTTTGGTCTAGACATTACACATTTCTGGAAATTGATGGATTCAAGACAATCAAAAACTTGTTTGACGGAAAGGGTGACGACGGATACCTCGTATATCTACCGTGAAGAATAAATTTAGAAAATAGTAGATGGAACTCGAGCCCTTTGATCCAGGTGGGGAGTCGTACGCCTTCATCAGGGATCCCCGCCCATTTGAAAAAACAAAATTTAGTATTTTTCAATTGAGCGACTCTGATGACGACCAAGAATTGTTTAGAAATTTTTCAGCAATCCAGCCTGACTCTTCAGACTATGACTCGGAATGAAATTTCTTGGCCCATAGTAACAAATGATCAATCCAGGTGCCGCCCTCATAGGGACTCTCCTCAATGTGATGGCTCTTACGTGGATACTCAGTCTCGAGCGAAATGGCTGTCCGTGTGCAAACGACTGGCGCCGCAAGGTTCTCAAATACTGGTACTTTGTAGCCCTCGTCCTTCCAGTGATCATCATGGTGATCAAACCTCCAGCAGCCTTCTCGATGGTCATGGGTGTCTTTGGCCTCGTCGCCTTTTACGCTCTCGCAAGTTCCCTATGGTCCATCGAGCGCAACAAGTGTGGGTGCGCCCAAGACTGGCGCGAGAAGGTCCTGGTCGTCATGACTTCCCTGTCAGTTGTGGGCGTCGCATTCAGACTCGTGGCTTGAAAACCCTCCCTTACAAATTAGGGAATTCAGGATTTGGCCTCAAAAATCTCTTGTATACTACGTAGCCTAAAACTCCCAAAAGGGCAAGGAGGATCACGGTCCACTTGCCGAAACGCGTCTTGGTCGTCGGGGGAGGTGGCGGCTCGGACACGTCCTCGATGAAACGTTTAATCTCTAGTTCCGCGACCCGGCGCTCGAGTTCATTCTCTTCTTCAGTGGGTCCCGTGACTGTGGCCCGTACGTGAAGACGCAAAATGAAGGAATTTTGTTCGAGGTCATTGAATGCGAGAGGTTGGCCGTTTATGTCGAGCCAACTGACCGTAAGCCTCTGAAGTTTGTTGATCGGTTCGGGGTAAAAAACAGAAATTTTATAATCTTTATTT